AAGCAAATGCCGTTAATTCTGACAATACCTTAGATATATAATTAGTCTCATTATCTCCATCGCCATACTTATGCTCTAATGTATTCCAAGGGTCAATTATAAGACCATTTAAACCATATCTATAATTAAGTAGTCTAGCTTGTTCCATTATTGATGCTACTGTAACAGAATTTTCCTGAGTACCTATAAATTTAATATGGTCATCTAGTATTTCCATAGAATTTCTTGCAATTTCTTCTTCCATTTTTTCTTCGCCATAAAATGGTTTACCAGCAAACTTACCTACTAATTTTAGCAAGTGATGTTTTACTGGAAAATTTTCAGCAGAAAATACACCAAACTTCCAGCCATATTCCTGAATCATATTAATCATCAGAGCATCCATCCATTCTGATTTACCCATATTGGGAACACCTGTAACAACAGATACTTCACTAGGACTAATCCTGTAAAAATCATCTAGGTCACTCCAGCCTGTAGATAATCCCATATGCTCAGGTTTATTTAATAAATCAATTGCCTCATCAATGACATCCCTAATCTCTACAACACCATCAATAGGATAGGGATGTGCATCAGATATAATCTCACTAACTCTATCTTCACCATATTTTATAAGTACATCATTCATATCTTTACAATCCAATGGAAATGTAACTCTAAAGCATTTTTCCCTACCTATTCGCCTAGATAATTCATCCCTAAGGTGCTTACCTGCATCATCAGAATCTGTACACAATATGATAGTTTCAGCGTTCATTAAATGTTCCTCAGCAGATATAAGGTAACTAAACTTCCTATCTGTAGGTTTAGAATTTGGTGCAGTAGCTCCATCAGGGACTGATACCACATTATTAAATCCACTTTCCACCAAAGCTAATGCATCCATTTCGCCCTCAGTTATAATGATAGTTTCCATACCTTGCATATGGTCAAATCTATAAAAACATTTTTCAGCATTTTTCTCTTGCTTAAATCCTTTTGCCAATGTTCTGGATTTGATATTGACCACTTCTCCATCTTTATAAAAAGGAAATTGAATCCAGCTATTATCAAAGCCAATTTTTTCCTGTTCCAAAGTATTTTCAGATATACATCTATCAGCAAACCAATCAATAATATCCTGTGGCAATCTAGTCTTAATTTCTTTTGTTGGTTTTATTAAGACTTCCTCAATTGTTTTTGGTCTTTTATTCAAGCTACCGCTCCAGCCACAATGGTGGCAGTTCCACACACCCTCATCAATATTAACAGATAGGCATAAGTCAAATGACTTTCTCCTACGATGTGAACATTGAGGGCATTTAGTTTTTTCCTGACCACTTGTAGACTTAACATAAATGCCATTACTTTCTAAGGTCATACAAAAACTCCAAGTCCTCTAATCTGCTCTGAGTAATGCTTAATTTGTCATTAGCTATGTTTAACTTAGTTTGTAGCCAAGCTATCCAAACAATTGTAAAACATAAATAACCTGTTAATAGTAATTGATATATTAGTTCCATTTTATTTTCTCCCTTTGTATTTTAAATAAATGTTAGTGAATTTAGTTTGACCATTATTAGATTTACTTCTAAGACCTCGTAATGATATAAGGTTACTATGCCAGAATTTATCATTAACTGCCCACCTCAATACATCTCTAACAATCTCTTCAGAATAATCATCCAATTTTATAATCATATATAGGGTATTAATAGAATCATTAACAAGTGACTCATCCTTATGCCAGTCATTTTTTATAACTTCAGGAAAATGTATATTCTTTTCATTGTAAAAATCATCTACAATATTCCTTAGATATTCTATCTGCCTATCATTTAATTCATCTAGTATAGGTACTGATTTATCGTTATTAATATATACTTTATTTATATCATTATTATTATATAATAATGTTGCCTGATATTCACTAGGGTCTTTAGCATTGCCCTGAGGAGAACCATTGCTTACCCCTATTTGATTATTGGCATGGGTACTATTTACCAATTGATTTACCCCACCCGAAAAAACAATAGGGGTAATATATCTTTTAATAAATTTTTCAGTACCCTTTTCTAAGTATATATCAACACTTATAAAACCATTTCTTCTAAGTTCAGTCAATCCACTTGATATTGTACTTGTACTTGTTCCTAATACCTTTTTAAAATGTGCATTTCTTTTTATACATTGCCCATTATCATTTAAACAGGATAATATCTCTGAATATAAAACCTTAGAAAATGGTTTTATATCTTTATTGTGTCTGATAAATTGTGGCATTACACCAAAATAATAACTCATATTATAAACTCCTTTTCGAGTGGAGGGCTGGAAAAAAGGAGGCAAACCAACCCTTGGGTATAAATCCACTCTTAATTATTTTATACATCCTTTTTTTCATTGTTAAATATACGACCTTTATTATAATCCTTGCAACTCTTATCTGTATGAAAAATATACTCTGCAAAATGTGAAAAGTCACAATCATACACCTTTTCTTTTTTTATAAATTTGCAAAATAGATTTATAATCTTTGTTTCATTTTTATTAAACCATTTGATAAATCGATTGGTTGGGATAATGTATTCCAAATTGTGAAAATCATATTTATTTACACTCATGGCATACTCCTTTTTCCATCAATAGCCCCTTAAATAAATTAATATTTAAATGAGTATGAGTGCCATAACTTCTATGAACAGGTAATTTTTGAAAAGGTTTACTGCATTTTATACATCTTATAGGTTGTATACCTGTTGACTCATAGGTTCTGTCATTTTTTTCAACTCTAAACCTAGTGCCACCATTTCCCATATCTATTTTATCAAACCACTCAGGGTCTTTAAAATAATATTCCATAGTTAGTGTTTTTGCATTATCGATTCTTTTGTAATCTGCTAATGAATCCATTTTTTTATCTCCTTTTTTGCCCATTTTTCTGCTTTTATCTCCCACTTATTATGGTCATGGGCATTTAAACCATGATGTGTGGCTACTTCTGATGCCTGATTATACTTCTTTAGATATTTTTTTCCTAATCTTTTATTATCTAAAGCGTGTCTAATTTCATGCAATAATGTTAATAAAAATTCGTCACAGGAATTATAATGTTCATTAAGAAATATACAATCCCTAATTACATTATAACTCCCATAATCTAAACCATCAACAATATAAACTTCTGTATCTATCTCGTACTGAGATATAATGTTTTTAGCTATGTTAATATCTGTTTTTATTTTGTTCATATGCATCTAGCTTAGTTATCATTGCATTTACCTTATCTGAAAGTAAGTTTACTTCTTTTTTAAGAATGTCATAATCTCCCATATCTTCACCCTCAGTATGCACCCAAATCGACCTGATAAACTCACTACATTCGTGGAGCATTCTATTTAGTTCAACAAAATTAGTCTTTATCATTATAAACTCCCTCAAATAGTAAGTCTAGAAAATAGTGCCAGTCATTTTGATTTTCAATACTGCCCTGCTTAACATTTTTTACAATATCTAATTGTCTTAGTATATTATAAACTCTTTTTGATTTTTTACTAATAATTATCTGTGTCATACTCTAATGCCTTTCTTACTATTTGTTTAATGTCAAATGGTTGTTTTCTAATATAATCCAAATCCTCATTAGCTATCTCACTAAGTGCTTTTTGATATTTTAGAATCTTTTTTAGATATAATTGCCTTACTCTAATATTATCATCCATTATAACTCCTTTATTGATGGTGCAACTATATAATTAAAATAATCACACTCTTTGTTATCTGTTATTAAACATTTTTTGCCACACATATCTGAATTAATCCATTGTTTTAAATCAGGATTAATCATAGCACCTGAACAAATATGTCCTGTATTATAATTGGCACAATGTTTTTTTACCCTAATGTTAGGGCTTTTTGGATTTTCTCTATTCATTCTCATTAGGATATCCCATATCAGTATTATATTGTTGCCATAACCATTTAGATGAAAGTTCTAAATCTGTTAAACAATTCCAGACTGCTCCAGCATTATCTTTATCAATATATGTCTTAATATTTTTCATTATTTTTTTAATTTCCACTATGTGTCTTTGATAATTTTCATACTGCATTTTTAACTCCTTTTTTGTTTTATTAAGTTTATAATACAATTATAATAATTGTCAAGGTATTTTTTTACAATTAAAATTATAAGGTACTAATAAATAATCCAATGACCATTTATTATTATTGTATTTTTTACAACAACGACCACAGGCAAGTTGTTTTCTAATTTTTCTATGCCTATGTACAATTCTACCGCAATTTATACAGTTATATTGCCACTTGCCTTTTATTGTATTTGTGTTATCTGTAGTATAACACCTGTTACCATCTCCACCAATTTCTAAACATTTATTTTTCCATATCCTATTATGACCATTGCCATGACCTACTAATGCATGGGCAATCTCATGTAATATAGTCATTTTTACTCTATCTTCAGAATTAGCCTGAACCAATTCTTTTGATAAAGATATTGACCTAGTATTATAATGACAACACCCAAAACGCCTTTTAGCATTATCCATGTAAAAGCCCCAGCTATTTAAATCGTGCTTATCCATTAAAGATAAAGCTAATTCTGTTGCTTTAGTTAATTCCATTTTTTATAACTCCTTTTGTTTTCTAATTTTATAAACAATATATAATATAAGTCAAGTATTTTTTTAAATTATTTTTATAAGTCTAATAATAATAGTATTTATCAGGCTTATTTTGTCGAGAATAAAAGCCCATAAATAGCCCTAAAACGGCATAAAAAAAGTTTTTAACATAAGGTGTCGACTATTTAAAAAACATCGATTAAAATATAAAATATAAAGCGTATCGATTTTTTGACAAAGTCAAGTAAAAAATGAAATTATTTTCAAAAATATAAATTATAAATATAAATTATAAATTATAACTTGACATTATAAAAAATTATATGTAAATTTATAAATTATTGCTATTGAGACTCATTTGCAATAGCTTATTGAGATTGATACTGAGACTCATTCTCATTAAGTAATTGTTATTGAGACTCATTCTCAATAAGAAAAATTCTAATATTTTTGATTTATTCAGAATTATTTTTTTATCTTGGATTTATTCAGAGATTTAATTTTAACTTGCAAAATTAGACTTAAAAAGCCGTTTTATTTGTTAGGCTGGGTAAGGTATGCCTAAACTAAAAAAACGCAGGATTTGACCCCTTTTTGACACAAAAAAAGCCCCAAAAAGGGGCTTTTGTTGTATGTGCAAGGGGCTTTTAATTAAGAAAAGAAATATCTTGATTATGTTTTTTCATTGATTTAATAGCTTCTTCTTTAGTCATATTAAACCGCTTGATTAAGTATTTGTACAATTCAAGATTATCTATTTGTTTATTATTATTTTTCATTTTTCTAGTTTCCTTTTTATTTATGATACTATAAAAGATTTATCTTTTTTTAGTTCGTTATCTATGTTTTTAAAGCTCATTTTAGCTCTTAAACCCACTATGATATTTTTACCATCATTTTCTGTAGTTCGTAAGTCGGTTTTATCTCCGTCAATTACTTTTATTCCTTGATATTTTGCTGGTAGTTCGTGCCTTTTATCAAAAACCATAGCAATATTTAACCCGTTTTTTATTTGGCTATTTGTATGTTCCCAATTTCCCCAGTGCGAGTAAGTTAATTCATAATTACTAGGAATTAATCTATTTAGATTTTTTGTGTAGTCATAAAAAGTAATATTGGGGAACAATTCAAAAATTGTAGCATTGCCAAATGAACTAATTTTGATTTTTTCCCACTTAATATCTGAATATGCATTCAATCTAAATGTAGGTTTAAAGCCTTTCGTTTTAGCTTCATTTATAGCCTTGAATATGTCAAACACTAATTGTTCCATGAATAAATCTTTATTCTCAAAAAACAATTTTGTTTTTCTTATTCTTGCCTTTTTTACATTACTATAATTTCCGTTTCCATTATGAGCAACACAAACTTTGCTACAATCTGATTTATTCTTATTATTTTCTTTTTTTAATACTCTGTTAGCCATCGGACAAACATTGTAACCGCTCAAATCTGATGGCATTAAGCTCAAAAAATATGTCATAACTTTTAAATCTAGATTTTTACTAGCTTTATAATTAACAATTGGATTGCTTATTAGATTGTATTTCATTTTATACCCCTTTTTTTAATGTGTTATATATTAAATATCCTATTAGATACCAAGTTAAAAAGCCCCAAATAATATTAATTAATATCAATAAATAGTGACCGCCTAAAACCAAAGACCCAAAAACCGCACCTAATACAATTCCTAGAAATATTCCTAAATGACTCATTATTTACCCCTTTTATTTTTTATTGACTGTTGGATATCTTGGTAAACTAACATAATACAACAAACACCAAGACCAAAAACACCAAAACAAAAACCAAAAACACTTATAATTAATAGATTATCCATTTTTTATTTTTCCTTTTTTTTAAAGCCCCCTAATTAAAGGGGGCTTGTTAGTTAGTTATTTATTGATAAAATTATTTAATTGAATATTTAGCATTCTACCGCCTACTATTTTCAATTCCTCATTGAGTGAACAATCATTATAATTATGTTGTTTAATTTCTATTTTATCAACACTACCCCAGTCATGATGGTTTGTACGTTCTGCAATTTCTGTTTTAAAATTACTTGTTTCATGATTACTTACTGCTAATGAGCAGTAACTGCCATCCTCACTAGAGTATATTGATAAATCCATGCCGTTTGGTAGCTCAATAAACAAGTGTGAATTTTCTTTTAATTCATACGTTGGATTTTTTTTATTGGTGCTGTTGCTTTTAATTGCTTTATTTATTGCGTGATTTGTTTGATTTTCCATTTTATTTTCCTTTTTTGTGAGCGTTTTAAGCGTTTTATCCTCAATAACCCTTATTGAGTCCCCTTGTTTTTTGCTCTGTTTGTTTGTTATCATGTGTCAATACTATAGATAATATTTTACAATGTCAATATATTTTTAATATTTTTTTAATTATTTGTATCATATCTCAATAACAAATTAATTTTGTTATTATTTGTCGAGAATATTTCGCCTAAATCCTTATATCTATCTAATAGGCATACATACTATACATTACTTAACTATCTATCCATTAAGGCTATAATATGAGCGTTTAAATACTATGTGATTTTAGCAGGTGTCTTGTTGAGTCTCAATCTCATTAAGGCTTCAATATTTTACTTGCATATTAAATTTATTGGATGCATAAACAGATTTTATTTTACAATTGCAAGAACTTTTTTAATTAATTCAGAACTTTATTTACATACGCCCACCCCTAGCATAAAGTCAAGCAAAAAAGTTATTTATTTTTATTTTACTTGACATTTGTTTTTAGCCTGTTTAAATTCGTCCCTTATTGAGACTGAGTCTCATTATCAGCCCCCCATAGGCGTATGAGCGTTTTGAGCGTTTAATTAGTAGCCATTACTCACTAAAATGCCAAATGAATGTTCCAAAAAAGATTTGAAAAGAAAGTCTTTCATAGTCTCTGTAAAGTCTATTAAATTAATTAGAAAGTTTGGAGACAGTTTATGAGTGTAAATTTGCCTACACATTGGAATGCATCTAAGGTTAGGGCTATAGAGTTATTGGTTAGTGAGCCTAATGCTCGGGTTAAAGATGTTGCAGAGGAATCAGGCGTTTCGGCTGTTACAATTCACAAGTGGTTAAAAGACCCAGAGTTCGTAGAAGTGTTTTATCAGAAGTATATGATTACTTTTGGTTCTAGGTTGCCCTCTGTATTGAATAGTATGATTCGTGAAGCTGAAGCTGGTAATGTTCAGGCTGGTAGATTGGTTCTGGAGCATTCAGGTAAGTTGATAAAGAGGGTGGAGGTCGCAAATCATCAAAGTCCTTTTGAGAAATTTCTTAATGCCGAGGTAGATGGGGAAGTAGAAGTTGAGCCTGATGAGGCTGAATATGTTGATTTTGAAGTTTTGCCCAGAAAACCAGAGCCTGTAATTGATTCAATTAAAGTAAAACAACAATCAAAGCAAGATAAAAGAAAAATTGCCAAAGAATGGAGAGAAAGAGCTAAAGTTGTAGGAATCCCTATACTACCAAGAGGTAGAAAAACACCATCTCAGAAAAAGGAATGGCAAAAACTGGTAATTGAAAAAGAAAAACAAATTCTCTAAGAAAGGGGGCGGTTAAACCCCCAATCTTTTACTGTATAGTGACTTCCTGTTTTTTTGGAACAGTAGGTTCTTTTTTGGGAATTTCCACTCTCAACACTCCATCTTCAAAATTTGCGAAGATATTTTCTGTATCTAGTAGCTCACCAAGCTGAAAAGACCTACGAAATGATGAATGTTTGAGTTCTTTGCGAATATACCGCACATTTTCATCCTCTAGCTTGTGCTTATCACCACTAATGCTTAAAACGCCCTCTTCAACTTCTATTTTTAGGGCATCTTTTTTTAATGATGGTATTTCAGCAATAATTACAACACAATCATCGTAATCTGCTACATCAACTTTAGGAAATGAACCTTTTTCAAATGAAATACCAAAGCTCTTCTCAAATTCTGGAAATTGAGTCGAAACAATGTTATCAAACATTCTATCAAAGGGTGTTAAAAATTCATCTCGATTGAGATGCAAAGGAACTGTTGCTATTTTCATAATAACTCCTATACGCTAGTTAATTTTATTGCCCTCACCTTGAGCGACAATAAATAAATTTACAACAATTACTAATTTATGGCAAGGAATTTAAGTCTTTTTTCTTAATGACTCTTTGTGTATGACATGAATTACATTCAGGGCATTGGTCTTCTATTTCAAATTTTGAACTTAGTGTTTTCCACGACCAAAAACAATGTTTACAAAACCACAAAGCAATATTGTAGTTTAGCATTAATTTTTTTCCCAGTTCTCCATTTTTGCTGAGTATCTAGCCAATTCTTCTAATAATTCTTCGTTTGTTGGTATATTTACTTCTGGATGCATCATTTGATTAGAAAACTGAACAAGTGATGCAAGTAATTGATTATTGGCTAATTCTACTTCTGACAAATCTGTCAATCTTCTGTCTAAGTCTCTTATTAGCCCCTCAAGTGTTGAAAGATAACTCAAGAGGTCTTCTATCTGTCCCATGCTAACTTTCCTTATATTTGTTAGCATAAGCTAGTGATAATTATGTTTGTAATACAAATTTTCTTTTTACAGACAATTCCTTTTTAGTTTTTTTTCTAAAATCTGCATTAATTTTATTGCGAGTTTCATCGTCAGTAGATATAAATGGTCTGGCTTGGGTGGTAGGGACTGCTCCATCATTGTGCCATTTTCCATATTGAAGAATATCTAGCTTGTTTTGATTAGCCTTAATACTGCTATACATCTTACCACTAGCTTTTAATGGCGGTGACTGAGGATAGCCTTTTGATTTTCTCCATGCTTTAGTTGCATTAGTAATATCAGCTAATCCCCTATCGATATTAGTTTTTGAACCTTTTTCTGTTCCCAAAGCGTATTCACTAAGATACTCTTTGATAATCTTAGGCATTGCCCTGCCTAGTTTACCAAAACTATAATTAACCTCTATTCTCAGTTTCATTACTATCTTTCTTAATTTCACTATTTACATTTCTATTATCGTCAATTACTTTTTGTGCCTGTTTTAATGATAAGTCCTTATTGTCTCTAATCATTATTTTTGCATGAGTAGTAAGGTTATTTTCTAAGTCAAACTGGTCTTTCATTATTTGGTCTTGTATAGTTTTTGGATATTCAACTTCCTCAAAATCAACACCAAACTCTTCTGGTAAGGAAATATCATTATATTCCGCAATCACTCTTTCAACACTATAAAACTTTTCTTCATACATTCTCCATAAAGCAATATCATCAAAATAATCTTCTTTTCTATCAAGGTCTTTTATCATTAGTGATATACCACTTGGAACTTCTCCACCAGATTCTGCCCAAGTAATCCAGAGATGATTGTTCAAAGCAACAAGTTCCATCTGGAATTTAATATTTTGAATGGCATCTGATATATTTCCATTAGGGCTTGTAATATTATATGCCCCCTCATCACCCATATCTAAAATAGTGTCAGAGCCAGTTCTCACTAAGCTTTGGTCTGAGTTTAGCCCAGTAACCCAAGGCTGACCAAACATATTAAACCTCATTCCAAGATTCATTTCGGTTAGTGCGATATTGACTTGCTCATTGCAATTAATAATGTCAGATGCTCCCTCGACAAAAAATGAATCTATTTGGTCTTCCCTGTGAGTAAAAACGAAAGGAAGAATCCCATAGGGGTTTTCTTTTTGACTAATTATTTTACCCTCTTCATTGGTAATGGCATAAATTTCAGAATCCCAGTATTCCCATTGAAGATTTTCTGTATTTGACAAGTCAGATGAATTATTTAATAAGGGGTATATAATTGAATTTGGTTCAAAAGGATTATCATCGAAATATGATTCAAAATAATAAATTGGTCTATAATCAAACGATTCATTGACCCAATACACTCTATTTGCAACAGTACCTAAAAGTCTAGTCATTCTCTCAGAATGTTTCATTCTTACATCTTTGGTTTTTGTAAGCTCTTTATACTTATTATTACTGTTACCTAAATTTCTTTTTGCTCCTAAGGTGTATATTCTACTAATCTTATTAATAAATTTTCTAGTAAAGTTACTAACTGTTGGTGGAATCTCTGTAAAAGCATCAGCATTAAAATATTTTAATATATAATCATCAGTAGAAGTACCAGAATAATAATCTAAGTGCTTTCTGATTTCTTTTCTTCTTTCATGTGACCTCATTAGCTTTGTTTCTAATAATTTATCTTTTAATACTTTGTCTATCATCTCTGTATCCTTTTCATTTCTCTGTTTTTAATTGGAAATCTGTTAATTATAAAATATCTAAAAGCATCGTTTCCATGGTCATGGTATCCATCTTTAAGTGGTTCATCTTTAATTGGTTTACCATCAGTAGATTCTGGGTATCGATACTCTTCAAAATCCTCTATAACTTCTTTACAAGTTTTATGCACATGAACTTTTCTTGTCCCATCAGCACTTTCAAAAAATCCTCTAGTATGTGAAACGCTATTGACTATATTTCTGCTCATCCTATCTCTTGTGTATAGAACCTTTATTCCACTTCTTCTAAATATCTCCATATCACCAGCACCAGTTTGCCCTTGGACATTAGCCCCTGCTGGGTCACCATAATAGGAAAGAATGGGATATCCTTTAACTTTTATCATTTTAATTAAATCTTCTGTTTTAATATTCTGTTTATGTAAAATGCAGTCAAAAATCCTAATATGCTCATCTCTTCCATCAAATTTTGTTTGAATAAATAAAACAGCAGGTTGTCGATATCCGAAATCTATTGTGCAATATGTTGGTAAATTAGGGTCATATGGAAAATCTCCAACATCTAATTCCCTATTAAAATCCCAAACCTTACCCTCAAATACAGAAAATTCTGCACCAAATTCTTGCCCAAAAAGCTCTTTAGACATATTTCTTTTTCTTTCAACTATAGCTGGGTCTTCTAATCCTAATGGAAATTCATGTTGATTTTTCCAAGATGGTGATGAGTAGCTATTCCATTCATTGTCTGTTTGTCCTAGCTTATATAAATCGTATATCCAATTTCTGCCCTCTGGGGTCGTAATAAAAATAACTTTTCCCTTTCTACCAGCTACTGTTGGGGATAGATACATATCCCATATTTTTTTATTCATCTTGGCAACTTCATCAATTACAAGTAGGTCAAGACCCTCGCCCACTAATGAATCAGCATTATCAGCCGACATGCCCTCAACAGTAGTTCCCCACTTAAATCGAATATACATATCTTTTTCAGATGCCTTGTCAACATCGTCACCATGTCCAATAACCATTCTTTGCCAAATTTCCCTAAAAATTAGCCTTGCTTTCTTGTAAGACATCCCAACAACCCAAATTCTTTTATTGGGTTGAGATGCAACATAGGTTGCCTCCATAGCACTAGCCCAAGTCTTACCAAATCTTCTCCCACATACTATAACATGAAATCTGGCATCCCTTTTTTCTGGATAGTGTAATGCTAATTGCCCATCATGCGGTTTGTAATTAAGATATTTAAACCATTTTCTTTTAAATTCGTAATTTTTTTCTTGCATTAGAATAGTGTTTTAAGTTAGTTTATGATGTATATCTTATGCAAGGGAATTTTGCATAAATTAACCACTCACTCAAGAGGTAAAAATGTCAGAAGAAAAAGTCATCGAAACAGATGTAAAACAGGAAGCCGACACTAAAGTCGAAAACAATGTACAAGATAATATTCCTCGGTCACGATTAAATGAGGTTATATCTCAGAAAAAAGAGCTTGAAAAGCAAATATCTGAGATGAAATCTTTTATTGAGGAAAAACAAAGGGCAGAACTTGAAGAACAAGGTAAGTTATCTGAATTAAATTCAGTATTGTCAAAAGAAAATGAATCTTTAAAAGTTGTAAAAGAACAATTTGAAAAACAAGATGCTAAACTTAGGCAAGATGCCTTATCAAGACTGCCAGAGAATAAACGAGAAAAATTCTCCGATTTACCAACTGAATCTCTTGTAGATGTTGTTGAAGAGTTATCGTCAGTAAAAAATAATCCCAAAGATAATGTGGGAGCTGTTTCTACAAAAGACCTTAATTTTAAAAATATCACAAAGGATGAGCGAAGGGAAAATTGGAGTAGTATTCTCGACAGTTTTAAAAGATAATTTAGGGAGAACTTCTCATGGCTTTTTCAGACCCATTTGATGTAAATGTTCACTCGGGTGGTACTGGTGCGGTAACTCCAAATATTGCTGACCAGTTTATTCCTGAGGTTTGGGGACAGGCGATTTTAGAAGCCTTTCAACAAAAAATAATGATGAAAAATGTCGGTATTGACTTGTCACCTGATGTGGCAAATCAAGGCGATAAAATTCATCTTCCACATATTGGTGTCCCTGCACTATCTGCTTATACTCAAGGTAGCGAAATATCTGCTGATGTAACAAGCGGTGGTAGCATGACAAGTGATGAGACTGCTTTAACTGTATCTGAATATAATGTAGCATCTGCTTACATTCCAGATATTGTAAAAGTTCAGTCTAATTACGATTTGATGGAAATCTATGCAAAACAATTAGCATATGCTTGTGCTAGAGGTTTTGACAATTTCCTACACTATCAAGTAGCAAATAATATCCAGTCACTACTAGCTAGTGCTACTGGTGCTATTGGTGCGGATGCTAATGAGTCAATGCATGTTCAAACAACTGGTTCAGTTCTATCTCAAGCAAATCTAACATCTCTTATGGGATTGATTCTTGGGGAAACTGGTGATACAGATGGTTGGAACTTGGTATTGTCTCCAGATATGTATGCAAGTCTAAACTCACTTACTAGCTACTCTCAAGGTACTCAAGCAACATTAGGTGCTGACTTTGGTCGTACTGGTAATGCTGGTGCTATCCTCGGAATGCCAGTTTGGATTGCTCAGTCTCCTTATATGGGTTCTGCTTCTGGCGGTGCTGATGTAAGTGCTGATGCAACTAAAGGTATTAAGGCAGTTTCTGACCTTGAAACCTCTGGTACTGACGATAATGACATCGTTTACGGATATGCAATCCATGAGTCTGCTCTTTATTACGCTTTCTCTAAGGAAGCTAATATGAAAGCTTCTTACAGACACTCTTACCTATCTACACTCGTAACTTGCGAGTCTGTATATGGTGGTGCTGTTAGAAATGCTGATGCAGATGGCGAAAGACGAATATTCGCTTTAGTGGATTACGAATAAATTACCTAGCGGTAATTAATCATCTTGGGGGGAGTTTATTCTCCCCCTGAGAAAAACCAAGATACCCATGAGATAAGTCAAGCTCGGTAAGGTATCGTAACACAGGAGAAAAAATATGGCAAACCTCAGAAAATACTCAGTTAATGAATCAAATAATATTGGACTAGGACAAGCTGGGTGTTTATTTGAAGATGGTACTACAGCTATTTCAGATAAGAAGATAGTAGCAATAACATTTTTAGAAGATTGCACCTTTACTACTTTAACACCAGAAAGCTCAAGCTATATTGGAACTGCAAGTGGTAATGGGGATGCAATAGACACTTCAAATACTTTCCCACAAGGAGTTACAATATTTGGTCGCTGGACTGCATTCACTTTAGCTAGTGGTTCAGTAGTAGCATACTTAGGCTAAGTCTATGCTCGGACTAGCAACAAACCTAGCTAAGGGGGGAGCATCCCTCTTAACTTACGTTAAGGACAACCTTAAACTATACCTCGACTTTACATCAAATAAGTCAGACACCCTCAAGTTTCCTTGTGAAGGTTCAACATCATTTGATGGTACAGATGATTATATAGATTGTGGCTCAGATTCAACATTAGACCAAGTATTTGTAGGTGGCGGTACTTTAACTGCTTGGATAAAACCAAGTAGTGATGGAGAAAATAATTATGGTAGAATTTTTGACAAATCAACAGCTACATCGGGTGCTGATGGTTTTTATTTTTTAGTAACAGACGAAAGTAGTGGTAATTGTGAACTACGATTTGCTCATGGATTTGATTCTACTGTAGGATTCTGGGATAGCACAGCTACTGTTGCCTTAAATACATGGAATCATGTAGCTGTAGTATATGATAATAGCTCTACATCTAATGACCCTATTTTTTACATTAATGGAGTAAGTGTAACAGTTACAGAAGGTGGTACACCAGCTGGAACTGTAGCTAATGATTCAAGTCAAACTTTATTCATTGGAAATAATACTGGTAATGCAAGAACATTTGATGGGAGTATTGCAAATGCAGGTATTTGGTCACGAGCTTTATCAGTAGAAGAAATCAACTCTGTAATGAGAAAGAACTACAGTCAGCTAAAATCTGTAGAAAAAACAAGTTTAGTTAGTTGGTGGGCGTTGGATAATGAAACTGAATCAAGTAGAACTCCAGTAGAAAGCAATGCAAGGACAGAAACTGGAACTACTGAAGCTGATTCTATTATATTAAATGAGCATGGTACAACGGATTATACAGAAATACTTTCAAGCACAACATTTACAAGTCAAGGAAATTGGGTTAATGCAAATGGAACTCATTCTTATGGAAATACTGAACAATATTCAGAGGGAGCATTAAAGTTAGGGGTTGGATATGTTCATCTTACTACAAGTGGTGCTGGATTTAGTACAGCATTAGTAACTGGTTCTTTATATAAAATAGAATTTGAATGGACTATTGTTGATACAAGTCATGTTCAAGATATATGGTTTGGTATTGATAATACTTATGGTGGATATGGATTATGGCGAAGGCATGGATATAATACAGATTCCACGCCAGAAGCATCTCAAAAAGTTACTTTTTATCATCAACATGATGGTGGTGGGTTTTTTTATTTTAGAAATGGTTCTGCTTCAAATGAGGTTCATATAAAAAGTATTAGTTGTAAACTAATTAGCAATAATGCTGGTATTATTGAAGGAGCAACAACTACCACATCAGTATATGGTGGTCATGCTCCAGTTCTTCCAAGAGCAGTAGATGTTGCAAGAGAAGGTGAAGCAGAGGCGATTGGGAATGGGAGTGCAAGTTTTGATGGTACAGATGATTATATACAAGTTGATTCAAGTAATTTTCCCAACCTTGAGCCTTATACAATTACAGCATGGTTTAAAAGTACAGATTTAGACCAAACTCAATCCATTATTGAATGGGGTGACCAATCAAACTATGAAAGAAGGTCTATGATTATTTATAATGGTGGCGGTGGTTCTGATTGGACTATTGTTCCAAGTATATATGCTGAAAATCCTCAAGGGGGTACAACTCTTACAGAGGGAGAATGGACTCATGGTGCTGTAACTGTAACTCCGTCAACAAAAGCTTATAAAATATATGTAAACGGAATACTTGATGGCTCTGGAACTATGAGTAATACTTTTGTATCTTTTTCTGGCACTTCTGGATATATAGGAAAAACTGGTACTGCTGGAGAATTTTTTGAAGGCAATATTTCTCAAGTTGGAATTTGGTATGGTGAATTAACTCAAGCACAAATACAATCTGTCATGGAAAGCACAAGCTATGCCAAGATACCAGCAGATGTTAAGAGTACAATAGGTAGTGAGTTATTTGATGCAGATGCAAGTACATTTGATAGTGGTACACATTCTTGGGTTGTTTATGGTAGTAATACAATAGCTAATGATTCTGGTGCTTTAAAAATAACTTATGTTGATGATGTAAGAGGTGCTTATCTATGGTTTAAAGATGCAAGTGATTTATCTTCAGATTTAACAGTTGGAAAATTATATAGACTTACTTTTGATGCTAAAGTAAATAGTGGCTCATCAGTTGATGTATCTGCTAATGCAAGTTCTGTTGTAGGTGCAACTGTAACTGAAACAAGTTTTACTTCTAAAAGTATTGATTTTGTATGTTCAGCAACAACATCAAATTATCTTAATGTATTAAGTATGGGAAGTGGTGAAATAGTATGGATTGATAATTTATCTTTAAAAGAAGTCACAAACGAAATTGCAGGATACTGGGCTTTAGATGATAATAATTCTTCAAAGTTACCAGATTTTAATGGCTCAAATAATTATGTTAATCTTGGCAGAATAAACTTATATCAAGGTGCTTTTAGTTGTAGTTATTGGGTTTATCACGATACTAACGATGGAACAAAAGGACATTTTATTTTACCTTATGATGAAAGTAGTTGGAGTTCTCCTTATGCAAGGTGGCTTATGAGAACAATAAATCCTGGAGCATTATTGACTTATACTGGTAGTTGGGGTTCTGGAACACAAATAAATAGTTCAATGTCAACTGGAGAATGGATTCATATTGTATATACTCATGACGGAACAACCAGTAGTGGAAGCAATGTATGGATAAATGGTTCTAAAGAACTTACATACTCATCCAGTCAAGCAACATTAACAGATGATGGTAGTAGTGTCTACATGGGTACTTCTTATGGAATATATGATAATAGTTCTGAAATGATGGATGGGTTTATTCATAATGTAGCATTTATGACAAGTGCAGTTATATCAGATGCAAATATAGCAAGTATATATGCTCTTGGAAAAGATGGTGATTTTAGAACTGTACTTACACCAAATCATTATTACAATCATAATATTAGTGCTTGGGCATCTGGTAGTGGTGCTATACCAGATATAGTAGGCGATAAAAATGGAACACTGTCTGGAACTGCTCAAACCCTAACTGCTTACAAGGTAAATGATTTAACAGATAACAATAATGATGGAGAATTAAAATAATGCTTGGAACAACAATTTCATCTGGAAGAGCAAACTCTCCTAAACTTACTGCTAACATCGCAGACCATGGCACTATCTATGGTGGTCGTGGCTTGGTATTTGATGGTGTTACTGATTATTTAAGTTGTGGTACAGGACTTGGTAATCAACTTGGAGATAGTTATTCTGGTGATATAACTGTTTCAATGTGGATAAAATGCGATGTTACAAGTGGTGATGATGGTTTGTTTTATATGGGGGCAACTGCTTTTACTGGTGCATATGGAGAATTTCAAATTAAAATTGGAAGTTCTAATAAAATATATTTATTGGTAGATGGGACAGCTTGGCAAACTAATATTACTACTACTGATACAGGATGGAAACACCTTTGTGTTGTTTATAAAGGTAATAGTGCTAAAACAAATACTATAATGTATTTAAATGGGGAAGCTCAAACTCAATCAGGAACAACAGATTCTAATACACCATCTTCTCTTAATTTTAATGGATTGGGAACTTTTATAGGTGCTTATTACTCTGGAAGTTATTTATTTGATGGCAGTATGTCTGATGTTAAAGTATTTAATACTGCACTTACCGAAGCACAAGTACAAGAACTCTATTTAAAGCCAGAGCAATCTGCTCCAAGTGCAGTACAAGATAACCTTGTTGCTTGGTATCCTATGTGCGAGGGTAACCCAGATTCTCCTCAAAGCATTGTATATGACCATAGTGAAAATAAGTTAAGTAGTGAAAGGTTATTAGATACAGGGTTTGATACTGATACGAATGCTTCAACAACTGGAGCTTATTGGAATACAAACGGATGGGTTATTAGCGGTGGTAAGGCAACTCTTAATGGCTCAACAGGAGCATCTGGAAATCAAACAATATGGCAAGGAACAGAAAATGGTAGTGTTTCAGTTCATCCCGCAGTTAGTGGAAAAACATATCGAGTTACAGGAACACTTACTGTTACATCTTGGCATGGTAGTGACTATTTAGATGTGTCTAATGTAAATGGTAACAATTTAATTCTTGTTAGAGATACTGCAGGTGTGGGAACACATAGTTTTGATGTATTATATACTGCTAATGATAATCAATGGGGATTTAGAGTTGTTGGTACAAATACAAACACAAATTTATCTTTAGACAATGTATC